GCCCAGAGAACCTTTGCTAAGTACATAAAAGGAAAAAAGGAAGATAAGTACAATAAACAACTAGTTTCACAAATTGCAGACCACTATCTAGTAAGTCAATTGGAAGCCATTGATTACATCGATCTAATGCCAAAAGATAGTTGCAGCTCTTTGTTATCATTATATGGATATACAGAAAAAGAGATAAAAACAATGTTGAAAGGTAAAAAATGAAAATTCTTATAACAGGAGGCGCTGGATTTATAGGAACTAATTTAGCTAAACGTCTTTTAAAAGAAAATCATATAGTAGAATGTTTGGATGATTACTCTACAGGGTTTTTTGAAAATAATCATTTAACAAGAGCAACATATATTGAAAATGATATAACAACTATATCAGGTAAATATGATATTATTTTTCATTTAGCCGCTCTTTCTAGAATTCAGCCTTCATTTGAAAATCCAGATGAAACATTTAGAGTTAATGTATTAGGTACTCAAAAAGTTCTAGAATTAGCACGATCTACTAATGCAAAAGTCGTTTACGCCGGATCATCTTCAAAATGGCATGATCCACATCAATCACCATATGCAACTACAAAATGGTTAGGAGAAGAAATGTGTAAAATGTATCGAAGAACTTATAATATGAATGTAGAAATAGCTAGGTTTTATAATGTTTATGGACCAAATGAGATCGTAGGACCAAAAGGCGGATGGGCCGCCCTTATAGGAATATGGAGACATCAGTCAATGAATAACCAACCTTTAACAATTGTTGGTGATGGAAAACAAAGAAGAGATTTCACTCATGTAGAAGATATCGTGGATGGATTATATAAAATTGCAATTAGCAATATTAAACATGAAGATGCATGGGAATTAGGCACAGGTATGAATTATTCGGTATTAGAAGTAGCTGATATGTTCAAACAAAAATATAATACACAAACTATACATGTTCCAGACGAACCTGGTAATTATAGAAAAACATTACGTGAAAATGACGATACTTTACAAAAATTAAATTGGTTACCAACTGATAGACTACAAGAATATATTAATTCATTATAAAGGATAAAAATGTTTAATTCAACAAATACAGAATCAATAAATACACAATATCATTATGTAGGCAAATCAAGCTTATATAAATTTGCGGAAGAATGGGATTTGAATTCATATGAATTTGATATTATTAAACGTGTAGTTAGATGTCGCAAAAAAGGATCTTTTAAAGAAGATTTGCAAAAATCAAAAGATTTAATAGACATTTATTTAACAGAACATTTGGATGAATCCAAATAATTACTTATATTATAAATAAAAGAAGAAGATATTATGGCAAATAATGTATATACAGTTATGACAATAGAAAGCACTAAAGAATCTATTGAAAAATTAACAAATCTATTTTACTCTGAAGAAATAGAAAAAGCAGATTGGATGGAAAAGACTACTCTATTAGCAGATAAAATATATAAACTAATATATCCAAATTTTCCAGAAGAACCTACAAGAGATTGGATGACTGAAAATTTAGGAGCAAAATGGTGTTTTGTACACGATTGGCACTATGGAGAAGATTATATAGATTTAACATTTGATTCAGCTTGGTATTGTCCTGAAGAATTATTTCATCAACTAGCAGAGTTTATTTCAAATACTATTAAAGATGGATTTTCCATGGAATTGCGAAGTGAAGACGAAGCATATTTACATGTTAGTGGTGGTTTTGCATCGCATGTAGGCTCAGAAGTTATTGTTGAAGATGAATTTGAAAAAGAATATCCAGATAGCGATGACGAAAAATATAAAGATAACGATGAATTATATGATGAAGATCTTGAATTATTTTATGAATATATTTCTGAAATGAAAGACAATTTGATAGAAGAGTCTAGAAATTACCTCAAAGAAACATTAGAAGAAAAAGAAGAACCAACTGAAGCTTCATCATGAAGTCAGGATATATAAATCCTATATATAAATTATCATTGAATGACATATCAAAAGCTCCGGCAAAGATATCTTATTCACAATGGTCAATGTTTGAGAAATGTCCTAAACAATGGAAACTCTCATATATTGATAAATTAGCCCCATTCACTCATAGTATAGCAACATGTTTTGGTACTGCATTTCATGAAACATTACAAGAGTATTTAACTGTAATGTATACTGATTCTGTTAAAGCAGCAAATGAATTAGATTTGCGTGATATGCTATTAACATGTTTAAAGATGGAGTATAAGAAAGGTGTAGATGCTAATAATGGAGAACATTTTTCAACACCATCTGAGTTAGCCGAACATTTAGAAGATGGCATTCAAATTATAGAATGGTTTAAAAAGAGAAGAGCACAATATTTTTCAACTAAAAATATGGAGTTAGTTGGAATTGAAGTTGAATTAGCAGTTCCAGCATCAACAATTAATAAGAATGTATATTGGTATGGATTTATTGATATTGTAGTAAGAAATACAGTATTGAATAAGATTACAGTAATAGATATTAAAACCAGTAGAATGGGCTGGAACAAATGGCAAAAAGCAGATAAGTTGAAAGCTGCACAACTAGTTGCCTATAAGAAATATTTTTCAGATCAATTTGGCACACCTATTGATAATATTGATATTGAATTTTTTATAGTTAAGAGAAAATTATTAGAAGAATCAATGTTTCCTCAAAAAAGGATACAATTATTAAATCCAGCCTCCGGATCAGTTACGAGAAAAAAAGTACAAAAAAGTATTGACTCTTTTATAGAACATTGTTTTGATAATGATGGCAATAAAAGAAAAGATCAAATTTATATGGCACTAGCTGGTAAAGGAGCTAAAAATTGTAAATGGTGTCCATTTAAAACAGATTATGAAAATTGTCCTAAAGAAAATAGGATTCGTGAATAATTTTTATTATAATAAAAAGAAAGGAATATTATGAATGGATTAATATTAGATGCATTATATGCAAAATATCATGCACAAAAAACAGAAGCAGTTGCAAAGTTAGATGTATATATGAATAATGCAGTTGGAATAGGAGAACATCCAGATATAGTAGATGAAATTGATAAATTTATAGAAAAATTTTCAGAAGCACAGGGTAAATTAGATGCTCTGAAAATGATGTTATCTCATACTGCTACAAGCTCTACAGAACATCTAGAAGCTGCAGTAGAAAGTTCTAAAAAACTTCTTAAGGATTAATATGAGAATTGCAATTATTGGAAATAAAGAATGGCAAAATCGTAGAAAAGTTCAAGAAATATTGAATAAACTTCGATCTGAATATGACAGTCCAATAATTGTAGGAGCAGGAGGCAAAGAAGGAGCTAATTTTATGGTTCGTAAATATGCATTAGAATTTGGAATGAAATATGAAGAATATAATCCATCATATTCAGGACATAATTTATATTCAGCATTGCCAGAAGGTTATTATGGAAAAAATTATCACTTTTCTCAATTATTACATAGAATGAGATTATTAGCTGAAAATTGTGATTATATGATATTATTAAATAATCAAAACGAAATGAATCCACAATTAAAAACAGCATATAATAAAATAAATAAATTAAATAAACCAGTAGTTATATTAGGTTAATATAAAGGATATAATGAAATCAAAAAAGAAAAAAATATTATTGTTAGCAGATGATTTTAGATTACCATCTGGAATTGGAACTATTTCAAAAGAAATTATATTAAATACAGCTCGTCAATATGATTGGGTACAAATAGGAGCAGCAGTTAATCACCCAGATGCTGGAAAAGCTTTTGATGTTTCAAAAGAAGTACAAGAAAAAACAGGAGTTGAAGACGCAGACGTAAAAATTATTCCGTATAATGGTTATGGAGATAGAAATATATTATTTGCTGTATTAAATAGTGAAAAGCCAGATGCTATATTTCATTTCACAGATCCTAGATATTGGGAATGGCTGTATGCTTTAGAACATGAAATTAAAACTACATACAATATTCCAATTATATATTATTCAATATGGGATGATTTGCCTTATCCAATGTGGAACGCTCCATTCTATGGTAGTTGTGATCTAATAATGGGAATTTCAAAACAATCTGATAATATACATCGAGAAGTTATTAAACAAAATGGATTTGGAGTATATGATTATGATAAAGAAACTATAGAAAAAGATGAATCATTAGAATGGAACGAAATAGTTACTGGATTTGTCCCACATGGTCTAGATAATAATATATATAAACCTATATCAGCTGAAGACGAACTTTATCAGAAGTATTATCAAGAAATAAAAGTAAAACGAGGTATTGATTTTGTATTCTTTTGGAACAACAGAAATATAAGAAGAAAGTTGCCCGGAGATGTTATTTTATCATTTAAACGTTTTAGAGAACAGTTACCAGAAAATCAAAGAGATAAAGTAGGATTAGTAATGCATACAGCACCTGTAGATAATGCAGGAACTGATTTAAGAGCAATACATGAAAAGATAGCTCCAGACTGTAAAATAATATTTTCAGAAGCTAAGGTACCGCCAGCAGAATTAAATGCTATGTATAATGTAGCAGATGTAACTATTAATATTGCTAGCAATGAAGGCTGGGGCCTAAGCTGTACAGAATCACTATTAGCTGGAACGCCAGTTATTAATAGTGTTACAGGAGGATTACAAGATCAATGTGGATTTGTAGACGAAAATGATGAATGGATAACATTTGATGATACGTTTTCAACTAATCATACTGGTAAATACAGAAAGCATGGAAAATGGGCTATACCAGTATTTCCGTCAAATAGATCTTTACAAGGATCACCAATAACTCCATATATTTTTGATGATAGAGTTAGTTTTGAAGACGTTGCTGATGCTATGTATGAATGGTGGAATACACCAGCAGATGAAAGAACTGAATGTGGTTTAGCCGGAAGACAATTTTGTTTAGAAAATGGATTAACAAGTAAACAAATGGCAGATAAAATGATAGAAATGATTGACTTTTTATTTGAACAACCAAAGGTCAATAGACCTAAATATACGTTATATAAAACAGAAACAATACAATATAAAGAAATGGGTATAGTATGAGAAAATGCGTAATATCAAGTCCAGTATCTACACAATCTGGATACGGACATCACTCTAGGGAGTTTATAAAACAAATAATAGACCATAAAGATAAAGAATGGGACATACAACTAATATCAATGCCATGGGGAAATACACCATATACTTATCCCATATCCGATGATTTAAAAAAGCGAATTGTTCCATTACCATTAAAAGAGCAACCGGATATTTGGGTACAAATAACAGTACCAAATGAATTTCAACCAATTGGAAAACATTACAATATCGGAGTAACTGCAGCAACCGAAGGAGATATTTGTCCTCCAGAATGGATTGAAAACATAAATAAAATGGATCTAATTATAGTTCCATCTAATTTTACCAAACAAGTTTTTCTAAATACTGCAGAAAATAATAACTTAACTATTAATTGTGAAATAAAAGTAATTTCAGAATATTTTGATGTTAATACTTATTCAAAATCATTACCTATGAATAGTATTGATGGAATTAATGATATAAAAGAATCTTTTTGTTTTTTATTTGTAGGACATTGGTTAGCAGGACAAGTTGGAGAAGACAGAAAAAATATAACAGGTTTAATACATACTTTTTTAGAGACATTTAGAAATAAACAAAAACAACCAGCGTTAATATTAAAAACTAGTGGAGCTACTTATTCAGTAGTAGATAGAATAGATATAGATAAAAAAATAGATCAACTAAAAGCTTTGTTTAGTAAAACAGATAAACTTCCAAATATATATGTTCTACACGGAGAATTATCAGACTCTGAAATGAATTCTTTATATAATCATACAAAAGTTAAAGCTATGGTATCATTAACTAAAGCAGAAGGATTTGGACGACCATTATTAGAATTTACTACAACAGGTAAACCTATAATAGCTCCATTATATTCTGGCCAAGCCGATTTCTTAAATCCGGAATTCATGATACCAATTCCTGGAGGCTTAACAGAAATACATAAATCTGCGCAAAATCCATTTCTAATAGCAGGAGCTAAGTGGTTTACACCTGACTATCGAGCAGTATCAAAAATCTTTAAAGATATAATAAAACATTATAACAAATACTTAGCTCTGTCTAGAAAGCATATAAGACATTCAGTCGACAATTTTTCACATGAATCAATAACAAAAAAATATATAGAATTATTTGAACATATAGATTCAAAATTAATTGATGTGCCAATTGGACAAACTTTACAATTACCAAAATTAGATTTACCAAAATTAGACGGAGTCTCTGGTAAACCAAATATAGATTTACCAAAATTAGACGGCAAAACTGGTAAAGGAAATTTAAAATTACCAGAATTAAGAAAAGTATAATAAAGGAACAATAATGAAGATAAGTTACGGACTTACAGTATGTAATGAAGATAAAGAATTAGAAAATTTAATTTTATATCTTGGTCGAATAATAGATGATAATGATGAAATTGTAGTTGTATATGATCAAAATAGAGTAACGTCTGAAGTTAAAAACGTATTAGAAAAATATAAAGAAACTATAGTTTATTATCCATTTAATTTCCAACAAAATTTTTTAGAAAATAAAAATTATTTAAATAGTAAATGTACTGGCGATTATATATTTCAATTAGACGCAGATGAATTGCCAGAAATATATTTAGTTAAAAATTTAAAAGCTGTTTTAAAAGTTAATCCAGTTGATGTATTAATTGGTCCAAGAAAAAATTTAGTTGAAGGACTAACTAATGAGCATATACAAAAATGGAGATGGAATGTAAATGAAAATAATTGGGTAAATTGGCCAGATCAACAAAAACGAATATATAAAAATGATCCTTCAATCAAATGGTCCGGACACCAGGTACATGGAATGGTTGCTGGATATAAAACATATGCATCGTTACCAATATCAGAAGAATGGAGTATAATTCATAATAAAACTATTGACAGACAAGAAAATCAAAATGAAAGATATTCTAAAATCGAAATGGGAGAATTATAATTTAATATATGAGTAGATTTAAATATAAACGTGTAGCGATAGACTTTGATGGCACTTTATTCGAAGATTGTACAAATATCGATGTAGCATTTAATAAAAATTATAAATTACAGCCAAAACAAAATGCTAATATTACAACTAAATGGTTAAAAAATGAAGGATTCGAAATTCTTATTTTTACATGTAGACCAGATTATCATCGAAAGTATATGGAATCATTATTAAAAGAAAATAATATTTCTTTTGATTATATTTTATTTTATACCAAACCTAGAGTTGATCTTTATATTGATGATAAAGGATTTAGATTTAAAACTTGGGAAGAAACACAAAAATGGATAAAAAATGAAATGTATCCATCACAAGAACCTAATACTAAATTTGAATCTATTTTACGTAAAAATAAAATAGATCCATTAGGTAACTTACAATCATATAATAAAATATTAGACATAGGATGTGGGAGTGGAGATGTATTTAATAATATAGAAAAACTCCCGCAACTAGACGGAGTAGAACCAGATATACAATTAAGATCAG